AAAGCGGTCAATCATACCAACTCGTCCGTTACGGAGAGGCGATGAGCCGTCACCAGTCAAAGACGCGTCTTTGATGTCTGACTTCTTGAGCAGAGTAGTCGCCCAGTAAGGCATAACCAAGAAACGACCAGTCTCGGGGCGGTTTTGCTCGTCCAGCACTTGACCCATATCAAGGATAGTGTCAAGGATGTTAGACTTAGTTACTGCCAGCGGAGTGCCAGTAGCGCCAAGGTTGATGTTGCCAGAGATACGACCGGCGGCAGCGCCTTTGTTCTCAGCAGCGAAGTCGGGAACAATAGAACCCAAAACTTCGGTGTCAACCCGAATCTTCATCTGCTCTGACGCGTCCCCTGCCCACATGTTCATGAGTTCAAGGTCAGCCTGTATGTCTTGTACATCGTCAACAATCGCAGACCAATACTTACCCTTGTCGATAAGGAGTTCAACGATTTCGCTTTCTGGACGCTGGTTTACCAGAGTTTGACCAGAAGAATAGTCGTTGATGGTCAAGGTGGGAATGGTGCGAATCTTTACCATATCACCTTGGCTACGAATTTCACCTTCGTAGTCGGTGTTAGAAATAGCAGTCAATACAGTCGCATCGTAGAACTTTTCGATGAGCTTTTTTGACCAGATTTCTGGGATAAAAGTACCGCTATACGATACTGTCCCGCTTGCGTGAGGATATGCCATGTTACTCTCCTAGAGTTAGGCCCATATTAAACTGCAATCCTACCTTCGGATTGCGCTCGGAATAAATCGCGTTCAAGTTTATCAAACTCTTTAGGTGAAATTCTACCCAAACGTTTGTCATCATATAACTTGGCGATGGACTTACGATCCCACTCCATTTTACCACCTTGGCCTTTAGGCGTTGCGGCTCGCCCTCTGCCGGGAACAACTTTCTTAGCCAGCTTTTCGCTAGGTGCGGAGGCTTCGGTTTCAGCAAGTTCTTCCGTTGACGCAGGTTCTTCAGATACACCCATAAGTTGTTCAAATGTATTGAAAAACGACGCTGCCCGTCGAACGTCTTGCTTAGCCACTGCATCTTGCAATAGTTGCAGTCTTGGCGCTCCTACCATCGGCTCTGGCTGGTTAAGCCAGTTCAAGAACGTTTCATCAGTATTTAGCTGTTGCCAACTTGGTACTGATTTAGTCAGACTATCAAAGAAGACTTCTTGTGCTGTACGAGCGGTAGACTGTTCTACAGTCTGTACAGAACCTTCGAGTTTCTTTAGCCTTTCTTCTACTAAATGTAGAATATCGGCTGTAGTGCTATTAGATACGTCTTGCGCAGCGCGCTTAACCATATCTACTAGCTCACTACCATACTCCTCGACGTCTTTTTGCGTCAGCTGTGGTGTCGCCTGCGGCACCGACAACTTCTGCTCCTCTGCGGCGGGGGGTGTTGACTCAACTTGAGCGAACAGTTCCCGCATAGCCTCTAGTTCTTGATCTTTCTTGTTAATCATCCCCTGCAAAACGCGCCACTTCTGCTCGGATGCCTCTATCTGCTTGCGCAGTTCGGCGATAGCCTCGCTGTCTGTAGCCGCTTGCGGTTCGGCCTCTGGCGACTCATCGGTGTGGTCGCTAGTTCCTTGATCGTCTATTGCTACGACCTCATCATCCGCGATAGCGTCGGCTTCCATCTCTATCGCCTGATCTTCAACTGCCGCTTCAGCTGGTTCTTCTGCCTCTGCTGCCTGCGCCTGCTGTTGATTCAGGGTTTGAATAAGCTGATCCGCTTCTTCGCCTAACTTTTTGGGGTCAAATACCATAGCTTTCTTCCTCGATGCCGGGTCCGTGTGCTATTCCTAACTGGATGCTCGGTTTTCCGCTTTTCTAAGGTGTTCATTTGCGTCGGATAATAGTCGAATAATCTCAGCTATTTCTCGTCCGCGCCCTTGTGCTATTCGCACGTCTATTTCGTCACGTCCCATAAGGGCATCGTCACGATGTTTTGCTAAACGGCTTTCTAGCCATTCAACAAATTTCGGCTCGTGCATATTTACACGGGCCAAAATTTCTAATGTGGGTCGATCTATTTTCATTATACTCCTAACAATGTATTTATTGTCAACTAAGGAGTCATACCGTTAGGGCTAAAATTATCGGTAACTGCGGCTCCATTCTCTAGGTTTTGTCCCCCGCCCACTTGTGGCTGTTGCTGCCCTTCTTGCGGAGGCAACTGCGGCACTTGGCCGCGACGGGGGACAAGCCTATTTACGTCCATCTCAAGCCCTTTGGCCACTTCGCGTAGAATCTCTGCCCGCCCTTCTGGGCCAACAATCTGAGAATCCATAGGGTTAGCTGTCGCCTGCAAGAACTCATTTCTGCGCAACTGCAAGGTTTCAAGCTGCATGAGCGAAATGGCTCCGCGCGCCTCTACTTGGGCGTCTCCTTTGATCGACTCGTCGTCGTTGTACATCATATTAAATGCGTACATAGCTTCGATAAGCGGGGACAGCACGTTTGTATCTACAGTAGATACTACGCCTTTAAGCCCTTTGTTTGCCGCGTTGAACAGCATAGAAAGGCCGGACGCTGTACGCCCGATGCCGCCGCTTAGACCGCCGCCACTACCCTGCATGTATCGCGGGATAAGGCTCCAGTCATCAGCAAAGGTGTAAAACCGCTCAAGAACATTTAGAAGCTCTGCGGAGTTGGTGTTTGGCTGAAAGAAGTTGATGGGGGCGCCGCTACCACCGTACTGGCTGTCGTGCACCTGCCAAATCTTCCAAGGCTGCATGCCCTCAATTTCTTCGCCCGGAGGCAGTCGGTCTACGTTGACTACCGCCTGTGGGCCAGATGCCATACTCATGTTGTTTACAAGCGACCGAATAGCCGCATTTACTACGCCCTGCACATCGTCGAGCGCATCTGGCAGGCTTTGGCCCCAATACTCACCGGGCACTTCTTCCCAGCAGGCTTTGTAGTACGGGCGTCGGCCCAGTGGATCGTCGTTCAATGTAGCCTTAATAACGTGCCGGCCCAACACCCACGCGCACACTTCGTAGTCGCGCTCGGGGTCGTCGATGTCATCAAGCCCCCAGTCAATAAGGTCTTGCCCGCTAACAGGGCCGTGGAACTCCAACGCGTCATAGCGGTGGTCAGGCGATAAGTGCGTAAGCCTGTCCATTTCAGAGTCCATCTCATCAGCGTCTGTTAGTCCTAACCAGTTAGTGAGACTGCCGCCTTCTCCGTCGGTAAGCGCTGCGCGAATGTGCTCCTCGCTAAACCCTTCTAGTCCGATTAGATCGTACAACTCGCCACGACTAAGCGTAATGTGCTCAATAAAATAGCCATCTTGCGGCGTGATTGCATCGGGGGACGGGTAGCAACGAATTGGGTCAACGCGCTCTACGGTGGGGGCAAAAATCTCTTTTGGCTTAGCGTTCCATTTGCCGTTTTTGCTAGTCCACTCAAGCTCGGTGCGCCGGCGTACGATTGGCCCTTTAAAATGCGCCGCAGGGTACGTTGCAAAATCGTTAAGAAAATCGGCCCACTCTTTGTCCCATCCACACTCGGCTAGCTGGTCAGCAATTACTTGCTCCATGCGCTCAACGGCGATGCGCGCTTCTTCGCTTACTCGCATGCGGACAGCATCAGTAAGCTCGTTTCGGCGCGACTGGATCATGGTTTGCGAAGGCGCCTTCCCGTATGCAGCGACGGCTTCTAGTAACTCGTTTTGGATAGCTTCCTCAAGTTGCGCTTTGTCTTCCGGGGGCAACTCCGGCGACGGCGTAGGCTTAACAGTCCACGCGCGCTCGGCTTGTCCTAGATAGACGTCTCGTAGCCAAGACTCGGCTACACGGCATTTGTTGGAGGTTACACGGCCATATTCTTCAGAGCCGCCGGTCTCGCGAATTGCACGTAGCTTCTGCGGATCATATTCGCCGCGCCGCGCTCTTTGCGATTTAAGGATACGGTCGCGAACCATCTGTTTCTGCGTCCGTGCCGCTTCCCAGCAGTGGTGTATATGCTGGGCCAAGTCGTCCATAACGGGCGACTCCATTTCCTCATCATCAACTAGCGCCCGTGCTTCTTGGGCGTCAAGCTCGGCGTTCGATAAAATCCGCACATTCATATTACGCTATCGCCTGTTTCTTCATCGCCATCCTAGCTTTGTCTACCATAGCATCTAAAAACTTAGTGCCGTAGTAATCTACTACTTTCTTAGGAATAACGAACTCACCCTTAGACAATGCTGCGGGTTGCTCTCCGTCGATCATAGCGGGAATAGAATCAGATTTTGCAGTGCCGGGGCCGTCAAGCAATGCACCGCCTACATCCACTTCTCCCCCATCGGCGAAGCCCATAGCTCCAGTACCGCCCATATTTGTTTGCTTTGCCAGCTGTCTAGCCAACTGCGCCTGCTGTTGTGCAATTCTAGGAATAGCTTGCTCGGGAGGCAGTACAGACTTGCCCAAACCCGCGTTTTTCATAGCCTTTACGTACTGCTTATACAGCGGACTCATACGCATATCGCCGGGGGCAACTACTCCGCCATCTTTAAACCCAAGCGGACTAAACCCTTGGGTGCCCTCGTTAGGACCAAAAGAAATAGCGCGCGGAGTGCTAGTACTAGTAAAGTCTCTAGGCGCGCTAGGTTGCCGAGAAATGGCAGAACCAAAGCCTTGTCCGGCAAGATTCTGGCGCAGAGCACTAACTTGCGCAGGGTCGGAATACGCGGCAAATTGACCGCCCGTCAAGCCTGTGGTTAGTGCCTGTGCCTGTGCCGCCTGCTCCGTTTCAGTAGTCCGCGCGCCAGTTAGAGCACGGTCGGCTTCTGCGGTAGCTAGCTTGCTTTCTAATGCGCGGCTAAAGTCTTCTTCAAAAGTTGCCATAAGTTTACCTTACACCGTTATGGATCGACTTTTACTGTATGAGTACGATCTTGTATACGAATCTGTTTCTGATGCACTACTATTGAAATTATACCCCGTGTTATCCCCTGCTGACGAGCCAAGACTTGCAGATACACTTCTAATTGCATACGCGGCCTGCGCCAGCCCTGCGTAAGTGGTAGCTTCTGAAGAAGCTAAACCTGCGTCAATAGTGGCTTGGGCCGCTTGTCGCTGGCTTTCTAAAGATTGCTGTAGTGCATTTGTATCAGCCAAAGCTAGTTCTACGTCGAGTCTAGCATTTTCTAAGCTAACAGACACCCCGGCTTTTTGGCTCGCAAACTGGACTGCCGCCTGCAACGCTCGGGAGTGGTCCGCAACAATGGCGTTGTTTGTACTAATCCACTGCGTAAGCGCCTGTATATATGACCGTTGCTGGTCAGCCGCCGCCCTAAATACGCCGATTTCGGCATTGACCGCTTGCGCACTCGCCGCGTTAAACCCGCGCGCCGCCTCGTTTATGCTTTGGTTTGCGCCTAGCGCTACGCCGTATGCGTCCCAGTTAGCCTTATAAACATTAGTGGCCGAGCCTTCCGCGCGCACTTGGGCAGCGTAAGCGCTAATTTTAGCTTTATCTACATCTACCGCAGATACGTAGCCCTTAACGGCGCTTGCGTAGGCTTCTACGTTTACCCTAGCTATGTCTAAGTTCGTATTTAGCCCGCGAAGATAAATAGCAAATTCTTTTATAGGTAAGGTATTTGCTTTAACCTCAGTGCTATAAATGTTTGCTTGTACGTTTGTAGTATCTATCTGCGCGTCGTATATGCCTAACTTAGCTTTGTTGGTGGTTAGAATGGCCCTATCTTCAGATATTTCTGCGTTTTTGGCTTTTTGTTGTGCTAGTGTAGTTTTTACATACTCGCCGTACATATCCACAATGATTTTAGCGGCGCGTAAATGCTCGTTGTACGCCTTGGCTGTAGCGTTAAACAACTGTATGTGCATGTTTGCGTTGTGCTTAAACGC